GGGTGAACGGCTCACCCTGATGGTCACAGAGGAAGTCAAGCACAGCCTGACGGCGGGCCGCAGCTTCCTTCTTCTCCTTCGTCTCGGTGGTCTTGCGCTTCTCGTTCTTGCTGTCGAGAGCCGCAATCAGCTCCTGCGCCTTCGTGGTCAGCTCGTCAGAAACCTGAGCCTCAGCGATAGCAACGTAGAATTCACGAGTCGTCATAATAGGTATCCTTCCTGCACCGTAGTGCCACGGCGTCGGTCGCCACCCTAATTTTTTTTCTGTCGGGATTTCATTCCCTTCAGTGTCTATATATTACCACAAACAACCCCGAAAGTCAACATGGGTTTTTAGACGTAACACGTCTAAGTATAAAAAAGAGATGATTAAATCATCTCTTCATTATAGAATGCAATAATTTTTATTGCGGCCTCTTCGGGAGTGAGAACGGTCACATCATCATCCCAAGGGAACTGGTAACTTTCCACTTTCCCGTTTTTAGTTTCGTATGTGCCGTCATGCGCCGCGACGTCACCTTCGCACCACGGGAAGCGAAGTTGGTATCCTTCCCAAAGTTCATTTATACTGCATGGGATATGCAAAGAGTCAAGAATGCTTTTAATAAAAGAAATGCGCTCATAATAATTTTTCATTTTGGGAACCTCCTTAAGTTCTCTTTTGTTTTGTGAGTATAGTATAACCGATTTTCGGAAAAATGTCAATCCTACTTTTTAGACGTTTTACGTCTAAACCAGATTTTCGGAAAAATCGAGGGAAGAAATTTTCCCTCGATTTCCGTTGTGATATTTTAGAAGAAACTGATGAGGAGGAAGTAGTCACAGAAGATTTCCCCGGTTTCCTCGGACACAAACCTCAACTGTGTTTCGTTCTCAAAGTAGTAAACCTGCATGCTGTGGTGTTCATTGCGCACATAGTGCGTTGCGTAGAAATCGTTGACTGCGGCCATGCGTGCGGCAGACTCTGTGGAATACGGCACCCCGACATAAGTCTGTCTTCTTCCGGGATTGTTGCTTCCCTCTTCTTTGACTACGATAACTTTCATTTGAGTTACCTCCTTCATTTGATGGTATAAGTATACCATCTTATGTTTGATTTGTCAATGCAATGACTTAGACGTATCACGTCTAAATAGTCGTCACTTCCGAAGAAGTGACGTTTTGTTACCAACCGAAATAGAACTTTTCGCACCATTCGACCATCGGACCGCCCGCAAGACCGACCCAAATATCGTCCTCGAACACATCGCAATTCAGTTCGACGTGCAGTTCCGCTTCTTCCTTGGTGTCAAAATAAACCGCGTCAACACGACCGTCCGCATAGTGAATAGAAAGATAAAACATTTTAGTACCTCCGTTAATTTCTTTTCTTTAGGATGTATATAATATACTACTTTTCGGAGAAATTGTCAATCACTCTCTTTAGACGTATCACGTCTAAAACGTTTTGTGAAAAATGGCGGGACATCCGGAGGTAAGATGTTGCCCGCCCCATCGTATCAATTTTATAATTTTGGGAAAGTAGTTGGTGGCATTGCCGAATTTTTTCTCTATCGTCATCCGTTCCAACTTTTACCTGGTGATCTCATTTCCCTTGCGGTACTTTTCCCATTTGTTGAACCTTGACTTCCCCTTCAGTGTCTATATATTACCATATTTTCCGGAAAACGTCAATACATGAATTTAGACGTTAAACGTCTAAACAATAGTTTCGGGAAAATTACTTTTCCCGATAACCGTGTTCGACTTCCCAAAAATAGTTGTCATTTTCTCTCTGATTTCGGGAAATCTCATCTTCGCATTTTTTGATGAACCAAACCAAAAGAACGATTGCCAGAATTACCAAAATTCCCCAACTAATCGGATTATCCATCATTTGCAGCTTCCTTTCTGATTTTCTATATATATTATACTACGAATTTTAGGAAATTTCAAGCCGCAGCTTACAGCTTCCCAGCTCGCAGCTGCCAATTCCGGGAAAATCCGGTCCGGGCACCATGTCACGGGACTTGGTGCGGTTCCCTCGCCCAGAATCGGGACTGCGGCTTCCCTTCCCCAACTGACGAGGATATTATAGCACAATTTCCTGAAAAACACAAGACCTGGGTTTAGACGATCCTCGTCTAACACTATATATTGTGGTTAGTTGGCACTAACTGCGACACGTCTAAATTTAGACGGTCCACGTCTAAATATTGTATAATGTATAAATATACATGAATATACAAAAACACGTCTAAATTTTGAACACGTCTAAATTATGCTGCAGGAGTTAGTGGCAACTAACTTTAAGGCAAAATGAGAAGGCCTCCGGAGAGGCCTCCTATATAGTATCAATTTTTTAACCACTGAAAACCTGTAGTGGTATAAACCGCAATCGGTTTTTTGTCACGCTTAATACAAATTGGGAGAGGCCAGGCGTCGATACGTGCAACCATACGCGCCGACTGGAATAAGGTGCGAGGATTTTCGCTCATGATTGTTTCGCCCGTGTCAGGATTGTAAATTGTATATGTCATCTGTAATTCCTCCTTATATAATGGAGGGAGGTTAAACCTCCCTCGGTTTACCATGCCTGATGGAATGTGTACCTGTCGAGGTGTTCACAATACAGTTTGAGGTATCTGAAATCCATTTCATAGTTCATGATTTCAGCGATACGATACAGGCCGAGGCCGGCGGCCCTGTACAGTTCAACGGCGGTTTTTCTTCCTGCAAGCCTTACTTTCCTGTTCATGATCTTATCAGCATAGGCAAGTACAGCCTCACGAGAGTCCATATCAATCTTGTCCCTGAGCAGGAAGTTATACGTTCTAACGGAAAAGCTCTGAATCATTTTTATATCCTCCTTTAATATTTTCATCATGAGGCCTCCTTGCGGAGGCCTCCACTGTCTCAGGTGGGGCGTCTTGCTTTCAGCTCCTCGAGGGTAATCTCGGGGAGGCCTGCCTGCACCCGTAAGGCGTTCTCATAAGCGAGATAATAGTTGTCGGCCTTGGCCTGAGCGGCCTCGGCTTCAGCCTCATAACCACACCGCCGCCACTGGTAGGCGATATAGTCAAGACGGGCGTGTTCCTCGAGGGAATAGTTGCGGATAACGTCATTTTTCATTGTAAAATACCTCCTTAATTTTTATCGGGGAGGGCGGTTTAGAACCGCCCCTCACAATCGAAATACTCCTCAAGAGTCATAATAGACCGGTCATACAACAGATCAAGCAGGGCAAAATACTTTTTGCCGTGAGGCTTGTTTTTGCTATGGTTCCAAAAGGTCTGTATTGTGATTTTTTCCTGTCCGCTTGTGCTAACCTTGTTCCGGAGCAGGCCTGCCTCCTCGATGCACTCGAGGAAAGTCTCACGGTCGAGGATAAATCCCTCCTGAGCCGTCACGTCCTGAGCCTCGGCCACGACAGGAACATAGGCAACATATTTCACCTTAGACCTGAACAGGAAGTCAAGCTCCCCTGCTCCTGTCTTTACCTCGAAACACTTAGCATCACGCCGAAAGTCGATCTTGCCCTGCTTTGCAACCTTAGCTCCCTGATGAAAGGCCGCCTTGAGGTCACGCTCGAAAGTCTTGCCTAGCTTGCCCGAGTCCTCGGGCTTGTAATTGTAGTTTGTCATAATAGTTACCTCCATAAAATCAAATTTGAATTAGCGTGTATAACTTGCAGGTTTGCCGCCGGCGATTCCGACAGAGGGCAGGGGCCTGTTAAGTATCGCTTATTCCGTTCTTTCCGCCTCGGCCTCGGCCTCGCTGGTGTATCGCCTCGACCTGGGTATAATATAGCAGATAGAAAAGCGAATTGCAACAGTTATTTTTCATTTTGACGGCTAAAATCGAATCTTTGACGTTTTGCACAAAAGGGCGGCAAAAAGGGGCGGGGTTATTGTAGGAAATGCACAAAAAGCCAAATCGACCAACCGCGCCACGTGGAAACAATTCCTACCGAAATAAAAATTTCAACCCCTACCAAAACAATTTCCACCGAAATAAAAATTTGACATTTCCGTCCCCTTATGTTATAATATAAATATAAGGGGATAAAATTTACATAGGAGAACGTATACGTATTACATATCATACCCCGTATACATTAATACGTATATACTATATACAATACTTGCCTAAGAATAGATTACGTTTAGATTTCTCTCTCCAAACAACAGAAGAACGGCTCAAATTTTTAGAGTCTTATCTCCCCACCATTACATTTACCCCAGATGAACATGAAACCGAAACTTTATCAGATTATGTACTTTGGGGCAAAAATCAAAACGGCCTAAATGCCCAACAAGAAGGCATCGTCACCATAAAAGAATGGGAACAATCTAGCTCGCGCGCCGAATCCATAGAAGACTTAATGGAACAGCCCGGTTTTCAAGAAGCCAAGTTCACCAAGTTAAATGCGACCCATTATCGTACAAAACGCGTCGTCTTCAATCGAGAAGACACTCTCAAAAAGGCCCCACCGCACTTAATCCCAGTTTTTAAAGAATTATTTGCATAGATCGACTACATAGAACTAGTTATAAATTATTATGACTTGCTTCACGGGAAACGCACAACTCCACCACGCGACTCACTATTGAAAAACTTTACCGAAGAAAAACGACAACAATGCGAAGATAAAGCCGCAGAATTAAACTAGCGCTAGTACTTAAAGATGCGGCACCGCCTAGTAGAGTTAAGAACAGAACAATATACGTATCGCGATTCAGTTTATAATACGATACTGCCGCGGGTTGATACTCATATTGAAACCGAGTCTCCACTTCGTTTTGATAGTGATATTGAAGTGCGGCCATTCGGTCTACATGACAATTCTAAATGGGCGCAAAAAGTTTTTTAGTCGCCGCCAAATCCATTTATCTTTAATGAGAAAGATTTATAGCGGGTTAGTGATATAATTTGGAAGCCAAAAGAACAAAATAGCCAATTATATTTTGACTTTTGTAATCCAGAACACGTTTTAATATTATATAAGAATTATGCGCTTTTTGAAGTTGAGATGGAAAATGATCCAGAACACATCAACTCATCATCGGCCGCAGTATTTCGTACTCTTAAATTTTATGAACAAAGCGCGCGGCTCAATGATTTATAGCACGAGCTACTTTAGATGAAAATACATGGAGCGTCAAATACAAAAATTGCTTCTACTTTAAATTAGAAATATGGTACGTCTTATAATGATAACTATATTTCTACTATATATAGAAAAAAAATTATTCCAACTATTGCAGATTCCGCGCGACTTCATAGACTTATAATGGAGAATATATTCTATCCAGAGAACTTTAAGAAATGTAAAGATTGCGGCCGGCTCTTCTTGCGTGATCCAGAGTTCTTTGTGAAATAGCACAAAGCGCCCGATGGATACGCGCCAAGATGCAAGAGTTGCTCGAAGAAAAAAAGAGAGGAGGAAAAGATTAGATATGAATAGCAATTCATCACTTATGGACTGCGTAACAAAAATGGAACCACTTGAATTTGCTGGTTTGGCAAAGTTACTTGGAGTGACCATTGTGGAAGATAATCCAGATAAAGAAGCAGAGCAAAAAGTAGTGCCGCGTTCTTTTACTGATGTCTTTGCAGATGTTATGGCTAAGTTTGATAAGTTAGGAAGATCTAAGAAAAGAGAAATTATAAAGTTAGTTAAGAAATCGAATAGTATGAAAAGGGGGCATGAATAATGCCGGTTATTCCTAAAATCCCTAGGCCGGCCGCCAATACATCTAAGAAATGTGAAAGATGCGGCCGGTCATTGCCGCTTTCTTAGTTCTCTCTTACTCACAGCAAATTTTATCTGGATGGATATTTACCCTTCTGTAATGAATGCATTGCCGAAATAATAAATGAGTCAGACGGAAACTGGACAACAATTGATAAGATTTGTTAGTGGGCTGATATTCCTTTTGTGGTGAAGGAATGGGATAGAATCGCGGGGATGACATTACCAACTGAAACTTGGGCTACTTATGCTAAGGTTTTCTCTACGCAAGAATATGAGAATCTTGGGTGGGGGGATTATTATAGGTAGTATAAAAAGTTAAAGGAAGTCGGATTGATAGAAGAAGAAGTACCCGAAGTGCGCGAAAAGCGTTATTAGGACTTGCGGCGTAAGTGGGGCGAAAACTATGATGATGAAGAACTAAATCATCTTGAAGATTTATACCGCGGCCTTATGAATACGCAAAACATTAACGGTGCGCTCCAGATCGACCAAGCGCAAAAGCTCTGTAAGCTTTCTTTAGAGATAGATAATCGTATCCGCGCTGGAGACAAAGAAGTCGATAAGTTTATGTCTTCGTATGATAAGATTATTAAAAGTGCGGAGTTTACACCGAAGAATGCGAAGAACGCTACTGACTTTGATAGCTTTGCGGAAGTTGCATATTGGCTTGAAAAACATGGAAAGATTAATAAGTTCTATGATGATGTTACGCGCGATGTCATAGATGAATCACTAAAGAATATAGAAAATTATAATTAGCGACTTTATGTGAATGAAGGCGGCATTGGTGAAGAAATTTCCCAACGCTTGCGCGCACTCAATATGGCAAATAATATTGAGCAAAATAATGGAGTTTATGATATTCAACCGGACTTTAATCCAGATGAGTATGATAATGATGCATATATCATAGATGGTGAAGAAGATGAGTTTGATCCGGGTGGTGAAAAGTAATGGCGGTAATTGAATTAATTGACCCGGAATCATTACGCTTTAATACTCAACAAAAGCTTTACCATGGGGGTATCGAATTAGAGAAAGGAGTTGTTATTACCCCTCACTTTTTAGAGAAGAATTAGGATTTTCTTTAGGAGTGTTTTTAGTTATTTAGCGTTTATCCAGATGTTTTTCTTGATTTGATTACTCCAGAAAATTCTAATTTTACTCTATTTCCTTATCAACGTATATTTCTGCGCGCGTGCATGAGATATACTTATATATATATTACTGCGGCCCGCGCTACATCGAAAACTTTTCTTTCGATATTAGCAAAATACCTCCAATGTGTGTTCTTACCAAACCACGTTGGATCTATTGTGGC